GGTCAATCAGGCAAGTATAGGCAAGGCGTTAAAGCGGCATGCCGCTCTGAAAGCCCGCGCCTATCTCAAGGAGACGAACAATGCCGATTGAACGGACGGCAGAGCAAGAGCGGGCTGCGATTGTGGCGTGGCTGCGGGCGGACGCGCAGCTTTGCGATTGCCTTGCCCGCGAAGAAGGCGAGTGCACATGCGGCGCATGGGACAGCGAGCCCGGAGAGCGTAGTTACAAGCGCGCATACATCGAGGACATCGCAGACACCATCGAGCGCGGCGACCACCACAGCGGGGAGACGAACAATGGCTGAGGCAACGCAGGAGATGATCGCGAGGGTCCTCGGCGAATATGACGAGGCGATTTCCCCATGCCCGATCAACAATCCGCAGAATGGCTACGTATACGCGCCGCATGAAAAATGCGGACGGTGCGGGGCGCGCGCCGATCAAAACTGCGGGCTTGAAGCAACGGCGAGTTTTCATCTCGTTCGTGCTTTGCGCGACCACCTCAAGGAGCAATCAGCATGACCAGTGAAGTGACGCAGGCGGACATAGATTTGGCTGTTCGTATTGCTAACCTGTTTGGGAAAGCGTTGCCCCATGATGCCGACACCTTCCCAGCACAGTGGATTGCTGAGCACCGCCTCACCGCCCAGTCAGGCGAGGGCCGCAGCGGGGCGGGGGAGGATGCGGCGCTAAAACTTGTCGCTGGATATGTCGATTACACTACCGAGTCGAAAGATCGGTGGGAGCAAGGCAAGGCTGCGGGCTATCGCGAACTTGGATCAATCGTAGCCGCCGCCCTCAACGCCCGCCAATCCGGCGAGGGGGAGCGGGAGGCGTTGCGGGAGGCTTTGGATGCCGCCCATTTCTATATTGACGCCAGCCCGGATGAATTAGCCGATCTAGGCATAACCCGTGATGACGCATTACGCATGGCTAGAGATAAGCGCGCCGCCCTCAACGCCCGCCAATCCGGCGAGGGGGAGCGGGAGGAATTTCTCACTGCTTACGTTTCGGAAGACGCCAAGGTAATCGGCATCGAACATGATACCGACGCCGACTGGCATAAGGTCTATGACGCGCATGTTGCTTTGCGCGACCGCCTTGAGGAGCGCATTCGGGAACGAGAGAAATGTCCGCGTAAGCCCGCCCTCCGCGCCACCGACGATGCGGGATGGGCGTGATGGGCAACTGCCTAACCTGCAAATGGCGAGGCGAGGCGAGAACACCGCAATGCTCGAAAAGGCCGGAATGGGCGGCGACTTGCGAATATCCCCTGCCTGCCGCCTTCTGCGGGATTTCGTTCAACGTGACGGACGTGAGCCGCCACATCAACTTGGCAACGATCATGCCTGGTTCGGAGCATTACAATCCCGACCATGCCGCGATCGACTGTCCGGCGTGGGCCAAGGCTCCCGACACAGGAGAGGGTGAATGAGCCTCTCCCACCACATCCGCGCCATGAACGCGCTCGGCGACGCGTTCGAGCGCCAGGCCGCGCTATCCTCGATCGAGGCCGACCAGCTGCTGCTGATGTCGATCGCGACCGCGCATCGCGCCGCGGCGCAGGAGCTGCTAGCCGAGAGCAAGGCCGAAGCTGAGGCATTCGCGGCCGCGCATCGCTGCACCGTGAACCATGCCGCGATGAAATGGCCGCTGTGCCCCGTCTGCAAGGCGCCGCGGCGATGAGTGGCCCCAACATCATCTGCAGCTGCGGCAAGCCGTTCATCGACATGGAGGCGCTGCGCAAGCACCAGAAGGCGCTCGGCCATGAGAACGCGCGGGTCAGGAAGCGTCGCGAGCGGCAGCGCCGGCTGCGGCGAATAGCGAGGGCGGCGGCTGGTTGACCCGCTCCTACCGCCTCGACACGATTCCCGAGCTCGTCGCCGATGCCGACTGGTCCGATCCCCTGCCCCATGACGGCAGCGAGGACCGCCCCGCCAGCGTGGCGCCGAGCGATATCGTCATGCTGGCGTGGGGAATGACGACGCCGCTGGCTTGGGCCTATGCCGCGCGCCGCGCTGCGCCGGCGCATCATCTCGCCTGGCGCGGGGCCGTGGCGTATCGGGTACAGCGCCAGACGATCGGCGCCAAGGTCGAGCACGTCCGCACCGAGATCGCGGCCGACGCCGGCGAACATCGGCACCATTGCCACTGGCCCGGGTGTGACGAGGACGTGCCGCCCGCGACATGGGGCTGTTACCGGCACTGGAAGATGCTGCCGAAGAGCCTGCGCGACCGAATCTGGGCGACCTATCGGCCCGGCCAAGAGATCACGAAGACCCCAAGCCGCGATTATGTCGCCGTTGCGCGCGAGGTGCAGCGGTGGATCGAGGCGAACCATCCACCGGAAAGGACACTGTTCGGATGAAGCAGGAGCAGCGCTGAACGAATCGTTGCGAACATCGTGAGAACATCGCATCGTTGACCGATGGTCAATATCGCTCCCCCGACCCTGCCGCCCGCCCTGTCCGCCGCGTGGAGGAATTGCGAAAAGCGATGCCCCAAGGAAACCGCCCTGCTCGTGTCGGACTTCACGCAGAAGATGCTGGATCTCGATAAGCGGAGCGAGGGCGCGGGAATTCACCGCACATTGGATGCGCCAGCGCGCTGAATGAAAAAGGGCGCCGGATCGCTCCGACGCCCCTCCCTTCTGGTGCGACCCAGATGTCAGATGCCTCGCGCCGCGCCGTAGCGCGGAACCCCCTTTTCATGCTGAAGCGATTCGAGCAGCGAGCTGGCGAGCGACTGGCGCTCGATGCGGCGATCGAACGACGGGCCATCGGCGGCGAGGCGACGCGGTGCCGGCGCAAACAGCGACAGCACGAAGGTGGCTATTCGCTCGGTGACGCGATCGATGACGGCGATGGCCGGAGCGGCCAGGGCGAAGATGGTACTGACAAGAAAATAACCACGGAACATGCGCATGCTCGGTCTCCCTGTTCACCCCGGCGGGATTGTCGGGGGAATTCGGGATGGCCGAGCTTTCGCTGTCGCTATTTCAGACGTCCGTAACCGACCGTCCATCCCGGTGTCCTACGGTCTAAAGCCGGAGTTTCGGCGACACCGCAGCGCCTTGGCTCCCTACTCGCCCGGCTCCCCTTCCTCCGCTTTCCAGCTTCAACACCCTCTCTGAACGGGCTCCACTGGCAACATTGGTCGGATCATCACCGAGCTTTCGCTCTGGGATCTCGTTGCCGCCGAGCGATAGGCACTGCCCACGACGCGCACTCGGCGGCTCGCCGCAATGTCTGCCACAGCCCGCCTATTGTCGCAATCCGATAATTCAGGCATAGCGCGGGCATGCGCCCCCAACCGCCTTCCGATAATCTTTTCGGCTTCAGACCCGATCAGGAAGGGCTGGGCGCTTGGGCGCACGAGACGTTCATCGACGGCAGCAGCCCGATCTGCAATCCGCACCACGCGCACCTCGACAGCGCGTTCATCGGCTGGCTCTGGACCGACGAGGAGGCCGCGCATCAAGGCCGACGCATCCTGGGCGAATGCCGGCTGATCCAGTCGCAGCAGCGAAAATGGTCCAGCGCCATGATGCACCATCAGCTCAAGCAATGGTTCGGCGGCACGCCGGACTTCGTCATCACGATTCAGGCCGATGCGGCGCGGGAGATGGACGACGCGAGCTTCTGCGCGCTGGTCGAGCACGAGCTCTATCATGCCGGGCAGGCGCTCAACCAGTATGGCGACCCGGCTTTCACCAAGCACGGGCAGCCGATCTACGCCATGCGAGGCCACGACATCGAGGAATTCGTTGGCGTCGTTGAGCGCTACGGTGCCGGCGCCGCCGGCGTGCAAGCGCTGGTCGACGCTGCCAAGGGACGGCCCTCGGTCGGCGTCGCCTCGCTCGCTGCGGCATGCGGCACCTGCCATCTGCGCCGGGCAGCCTGACCATGGCGAAGGCACCCAAAACCGCCAAGCTGCGGCTTAATTCCGAGCAGAAGCACCTGATCGTGGCGCAGCTCGCCTGCTACGTCCGCACTCCCGAGATCGTCGACGAGTTCGAGAAGACCTACGGCATCCGGCTCGAGCGGAACCACGTTCAGCGCTACGACCCGACGAAGAGCTGGAACCGCGATCTCGGCGCCTCGCTGACCGAGCTCTTCTTCAAGATCCGCAAGGATTACGAGGAGGGGCTGCTGCAGATGCACCCCATCTCGAAGCGCGTGTATCGCATCGACCATCTCGGAAAGATGTTCGAGCACGCCTACGACAAGAAGAACCATCCCCTGGCCGCGCAGCTGCTCAAGCAGGCGGCCGACGAGATGAGCGCGCTACCCAGCGGGCGCAACCCGAAGGGCAAACCCGGCGGCGCGTCGCAGGATGAAGCGGACGCGGAGGAATCTGCAGGGTTCGACGCCGGCGAGGTCGAGGTCGAGAACATGCGCCAGGTGCTCGGCGATGCCATCCTGACCGCCTTGCAGAAAAGCGGAAACGCCCCCTCCACCTCCACGAAGCAGTAGCCCCGCGGCGTGTCTCGGGTCGAAGCCGCCCTCGCTGAGCTAGGCGCCGGCCTTCGGCAGATCGAGGGCTTCGACGCCACCACGCTCGACATCGATCGCCTCGTTCAGACGCTGCCGGAGCAGCAGGTTCGCGAGCTCGTCGCCCCGCTGATGAAGGCGATGGAGTGGGAGCGGACGCACAAGTTCGAGCTGCTATTCCCCGACGAGGGCAAATACCGGCGCGAGCTATATCCCCGGCACCTCGAGTTCTTCCGCGTCGGCAGAACGTGGCGCCAACGCTGCTTCATGGCGGCAAACCGCGTCGGCAAGACCGTGGCGGGCAGCTACGAGGTCTGTGCGCACCTGACCGGTGACTATCCGAATTGGTGGGAGGGCCGCGTGTTCCGAGCGCCGACCGATGGCTGGGCCGCCGGCGACACCAACGAGACCACGCGCGACATCATCCAGAAGGAGCTGCTCGGCGAGATCGACTATTCCAGCGGCAAGAAACGCTTCGACGGGACCGGCATCATCCCGAAGGAGAAGATCGGCCGCATCACATGGAAGCAGGGCGTGCAGGATCTCGTCGACACGGTGCTCATCAAGCACCGCACCGGTAAATGGTCGCGCCTTGGCCTGAAATCATACGATCAGGGCCGCCGCGTCTTTCAGGGCACGGCGAAGCATTTCATCTGGCTCGACGAGGAATGCCCGCTCGCGGTCTACGAGGAGTGCCTCGTGCGTACCGCAACGACGAGCGGGATCATCATCCTGACCTTCACCCCCCTGCTCGGGCTGTCCGAGACCGTCATGCAGTTCATGCCGAGCGACATGAGGCCGGGAGGCTGACCGGATAAAGGCACTAGCCCGATTCGCAGGTTTATCGTATTGCGACAACGGGACGAACAGGGAGGGCTGGACAGCCGTGCCGACGAAATACACGCCCGCGGTCTGATCGGCCGTGGGCGAAATCACAAGCTCAAGATACCTGGTGCAGGCCGGATGGGACGATGTTCCGCATCTGAGCCCCGAGGTGCGCGAGGAGCTTGCCAAGGAATTCCCCGCGTTTCAGCGCAAGGCCCGTACGCAGGGCATCCCCTCTCTCGGCGCCGGCGCGATCTACCCGATCGAGGAAGAGGTCTTCGTCGTCGACCCCTTCCCCATCCCCAAGTTCTGGACCCGGAGCTACGGTCTCGACGTCGGATGGAACCGCACCGCCTGCATCTGGGGCGCGAAGGATCACGACAACGACACCCTCTACCTCTACGCCGAGCACTATCGCGGGCAGGCCGAGGCATCGATCCATGCCGCTGCGATCAAGGCGCGCGGCGACTGGATCCCCGGCGTCATCGATCCCGCCGCCAATGGCCGGAGCCAGACAGACGGCGAGCGGCTCCTCGCGACCTACATCAATCTCGGCCTCCACCTCGTCGCGGCCGAGAACAGCGTCGAGGCAGGCATCTATCAGGTCTGGGAACTGATATCGACCGGGCGCCTCAAGGTGTTCCGCAACCTTTCCAATTGGTTAGCTGAGTATCGCATCTATCGCCGCGACGAGAACGGCAAGATCGTCAAGAAGAATGACCACCTCATGGACGCGAGCCGATATCTCGTCGTCTCCGGTGTGAAGCGCGGCATTCGCGCCCCTGTCCAAGCCATCACCCGTGAGCCCGGCGCCGTCGGCGCGGCTGACCCTGTCGCAGGATACTGACCCATGGCCGCTCGCAAACCGAAATCGAAGACCGCCTACGAAGGCATGGACGCCAAGGAACGGCGCGAGAAGCTGCTGCGCGGCATGGAGAGCGTCATCGGCGAGCTACAGGGTTTGCTCGGCGAGCAGATGGTCGCCCGCCGCCCGATCGAGACACGCTGGATGGAGGATCTTCGCGCGTATCACGGCATCTACGAGGCCGACGTGCTCGGCAAGCTCAACAACGATAGCGAGCGCAGCAAGGTCTTCGTCAACCTGACCGGCCCGAAGACCCGGGCATGGGACGCGCGTCTCACCGACCTGCTGTTCCCCGCTGACGACAAGAACTGGGGCATCCAGCCGACGCCCGTTCCCGAGCTCGCCGAGGCTGCGCAGCAGGCTGTCGCCCAGATCGACCAGGCCGAGCAGCGCATCAAGGAACTCGTCGAGCAGAACAACGCGATGGCCGAGCAGCAGGCCGATCCGGAGCAGGCCGACCCCGATGCGGCGCGCCAGAAGCAGGTCGCTGAGGAGATGGCGCAGCTCGAGGATCAGCTTGTCCCGCTCAAGGAAGCCTTCTCCGACGCGCAGCGCGTCATCGACCAGGCGAAGCGCCGCGCCGAACTCATGGAGCGCGAGATCGACGACCAGCTCACCGAGGTGAACTATGCCGGCTCGGCGCGCGACGTCATCTCGGATTCGTGCAAGCTGGGCAGCGGGATCCTCAAGGGTCCGATCACGGTGCGCGCGAAACGCGGCAAGTGGCAGCAGGCCTATGACGAGAACCAGAACCCGCTCGTCGGTTCGTACGTGCTGGGCCCGGGCGCCGCGTCACGCCCCGGCGCGCGCCGCGTTCACCCGATTAACTGGTTCCCCGACATGTCCGCCGCGTGCATGGAGGAATGCGAATTCACCTTCGAGCGCCATCCTGTCAACGCGATGCGGCTGCGCAAGATGGCGCGAGAGCTCGGCTTCAACAAGCGCGCACTCCAACTCATCCTGAAGGAGGGCGCACAGGCCGACACGGCGGTTGCGAACCAGAGCCTCGACGACCTGCGCACAATCGAGATGGACAGCCCGCACACCGCGGCGCTGTCGAACCGGTTCATGGTCTGGGAGTATCACGGCCCGCTGACGATCCAGCAGATCGCGACGGTCCTTCGCGCGATCGGCAAGGATGCCGATGCCGATGAGATCGAGGCCGAGGACGATTACACCGTCGAGCGCCGCGTCGTGATGTATTTTTGCCAGGGGCAGATGCTCAAGATCGCGCCGGATTATCCGCTCGACAGCGACGAACCGCTCTACAGTTGGTTCCCGTTCGAGAAGGGCGAGGCCACCATGCTGGCCGCCGTCGGTGTGCCGCGGCTCATGCGCCAGATCCAGTCGATGTTCAACTCGTCGGTCCGCATGATGATGGACAACGGCGGTCTCGGTGCCGGCCCGCAGATCATCGTCGACAAGACCCAGATCGAACCCGAGGACGGCAGCTGGAAACTGCGGCCGCGCAAGGTGTGGCTCAAAAAGGGGACCGAGGTCGTGGCGAATTCGCGCGGTCCCTTCGAGGTCGTAAATATCGGCGTCAACATCACCGAGCTGATGGTCATCACCGACTTCGCGCTCAAGATGATCGACGAGGTCATCTCGATGCCGCTGATCGCGCAGGGCGACCAAGGTGCCCACGTCACCAACACCTCGTCCGGCATGTCGATGCTGTTCAACAGCGCGAACGTCATCTTCCGTCGCGTCGTGAAGAATTGGGACGATTGCATCACGACCCCCTTCATCACCCGCTTCTACGACTGGAACATGCAGTTCAACGAGAAGGCCGAGGTCAAGGGCGACATGACGACAGAGGCGCGCGGCACGTCGGTGCTGCTCGTGCGCGAGATCCAGTCGCAGCAGCTCATGGCGATCGCCGACAAATGGTCGACGCACCCCGTCATCGGTCCCGCGATCCGCGTCTACGAGACGCTTCGCATGACGCTGCAGGCCATGGCGATCAACCCGAGCGACGTTCTGGTCGAGCCGGACGAGTTCGAGAAGCGCGTCAAGCAGATGGCCGAGAACCAGCCGCAGTCGCCCGAGGAAATCCGCGCCGCGTCGCAGCTCGAAATCGCCAACATCGACGCGCAATCGCGCAAGGATGACGGCGAGCTCCGTCTGGAAATCGCCAAGATGAACCGTGAAACGGCCATTCTCGGGCTGATGCAGAAGGACGGCGTCGACATGAAGAAGATCGAGGCCATGCTCGCCTCGATGCAGATCAAGACCCAGAGCGACGAGCGCAAGCTCGCGGTCGAGGTCGCGATGGAAGAGCGCAACCGCATCAATGCGGAGGCCAAGGGGCTTGAGCCTGGCGGTTCGGGCGGTGCGATCAGCGCCGGCATGGTGAAAGCATGAGCATCAGCCTGCCTTGGAGCGAAGTGACGCGGCGCGTCGCGAAGCGCATCGAAGACCTGCACATCCAGCTTGAGAAGGCCCCGCCCGAAGAAATCCGGCACCTCCAAGGCCAGATCGCGGCGTTCCGATACGTCGAGGCGATGCCCAACCATTTACCGCATACCGATCAGATGATCGGGGATTCCGACGAAAACTAACCCCCCAACACGAGGATATTGACCTATGGCGACAAATCCGGCAGATATTGCCCCCAGCGAAGACGCTGACGATTTCGACAAGGCTTTCGACGAGATCGCGTCAGGCGCAGCCGAAGCACCCGCTGATAATGCCGGTGACGACGACGGTGCCGACCCTGTCCCCGAAGCCGACGGAGAATCGTCGCCCCCTGCCGGTGAGGCAGCGGGCGAAGAGGCAAATGTCGCGGGCAATCAGCCCCCTGCAAGCGCCGAACCATCCGATGACATCTGGGCCAATGCGCCTCCCGAGCTTCGGGAAGCGCGCGAGCGGGAGCTGCGGGATTATAATTTCCGCCTGCAATCCGCGAACGGCCGCGTCTCGGCTCTTCATCGCAAGCTGAACGAGCAGAGTTCGCAGCCGAGCCAACGTCAGGACGGTGGGGCCAAGCCGGCTCCGGCAGCAGGAAGTGAAGCCGATCCTTCGGGAGACGCCAACGACCCTCTCGCCAAGCTGGTTGAGGAATATCCGGAAATCGGGGGACCGATTCTCGATACGATCAACGGCCTCAAAGAGCAGATCACGCAGCTATCCCAGCCCGTCGCCAGCATCGCGGAAGCGCAGCAGGTCACGGAAAAGGCCAAGCAATACGGGATCCTCGCCGACCGTCACCCTGACTGGCAGCAACTGGCTCAAGACGATCGGTGGGGTGGATGGATCGAGACGCAGCCGCGTGCGGTCCAAGAAGCCTTCGCCCGCAACGTCGATGTCTCGGACGGTCAGGAAGCCGCATGGGTGCTCGACCTGTTCAAGCGCGACATGGGGATCTCGGCGCCGGCTGCACAGCCCGCCCCTGCCCCATCGCCGACACCAGCACCCTCCCCGGCTCCTTTATCCGCTGACCAGCGCCGCCAGAAGCAACTGGACGCAGGCCGAGACGGAGGGAGTGGCGGTGGCCCCACGGTCACCAACGAGATTCCCGACGACTTCGACGCCGAGTTCGACCGCATCCAGGCCAAAAAGCGCCGGTCCCGTTAGTCTAGCCGGGTGGGATTGAGCCCCCCGGTTGTGGGGGGCCAAGCCCATGACACGCACTGCTTACGGCGATATCTCGCAGCGTACCGCTGCCTACGCCTACAACACCATGCTCGAACATGCCGAGCCGGTCATCGTCCTCGGCAAATTCGGCAGCATGAAGCCGATCCCGCTGAACAAGGCCGAGACGGTCAAGTTCCGCCGTCCGATTCCTTTCACCGCGGCCACCACGCCGCTGCAGGAAGGCGTCACGCCCAACGCGCGCCAGATGCTCTATGAAGACGTCTCGGTGACGCTTGAGCAGTTCGGCGATCTCGTCGTCATCACCGACAAGGTCAACGACCTCAACGAGGATCCGGTCCTCAAGGATGCGTCGATGATGTCCGGCGAAAACGCCGGTCGCACGCTCGAGCAGATCATCTGGGGCGTCGTCAAGGGCGGCACCTCGGTCTTCTACGCGAACGGCAACGCGCGCAACGCGGTCAACACTGCGATCTCTCTGAACAAGCAGCGCAAGGTCACCCGCTACCTCAAGAAGATGAAGGCGAAGAAATTCACCCGCATCCTCGATGGGTCGGTGAACATCGGCACGCAGCCGATGGAAGCTGCCTATGTCGCCGTCGCGCACACCGATCTGGAAGCGGATATCCGCAACCTCGCTGGTTTCGTGCCGACTTCGAAATATGGCTCGCGCCAGACGATCAGCGAATATGAAATCGGCCAGGTCGAAGACGTACGCTACGTCCTGTCGCCCGATCTCGGCGCCTTCGCCGATGCCGGCGGCGCGACCGCTGGCTTCGAATCGACGACCGGCACCAACGCGGACGTCTATCCGGTGCTCTACTTCGGCATGGAAGCCTTCGGGCTGACGCCGCTGAAGAACAGCAAGATCGACGGCAAGAACAACATGGCGATGACCCCGACGGTCATCAACCCGGGCACCGTCGACAAGTCGGATCCGCTCGGCCAGCGCGGCTATGTCGGCTGGAAGACCTGGTTCAACGCCGTTCGCCTCAACGAAACCTGGATGGCGCGACTCGAAGTCGCGGCGACCGCCCTCTGATCGTGACGGGGCGGCGCCTCGCGCGCCGCTCCCTCTCGACCGCATCGCGCAGCGAACCTGACCAAGCGTCGCTTTCGCAGCACTGAGGAAAAAGGAACCTCACCATGAACGCAGTCAAGACTGGCAGCTACGTTGGCACCGGCGCCGCCGTGACCGTCGAGCTGGGCTTCACGCCCGATTACATCCGCGTCTGGAACGAGACCGACGGCGACGAAGCCTATGAATGGTTCAAGGGCATGACCAACGGTCACGCTCTGAAATCTGGCAACAGCGCCTCGACGCAGTTCTCGAAGATCACGTCGAACGGCATCTCGGCCTACGCCGGCACCGTCGCCGACAAGTCGGCTGGCATCACGTTCGGCTCGGCTCTGTCCGAGAGCGGCAAGACCTGGCGCTACGCAGCTTTCCGCGAACTCGACTGAGTTTCGTCGGCTCCCGCCCCGGCCTCCTTTGCACGCGGAGCCGGGGCGGGTTTCATCTCGCGTGCGGGAGACCCCCCATGTTTGACCACATTCTGGCGAAATTCAAAGGCACGACCGCTCTCACCTTCAAGGTGCTCGGCGAAGGTGCCACGACGCAGCCCCGCCCCACCGTCGAGGGCGTGCAGGCCGTCATCCCCTACAACACCGTCGTCACCCTGCCTCAGCCCTTCTACGACGTCGTCGTCGGCGCCGGCTATCGCGTAGAGCTGATCGACGACGAAGCGGCCGACGAGCCCGCGACCGAGGAAGCGGCCGAGGAACAGAGCAACGAGACCAAGGCGGATGGCGACGAGCTGCCCGCCGAGGAAGCGCCCGACGAAACGCTGGGGGGCGGATCGGACGCGAGCGCGGGCGGGAGTGGGGATCAGTCGGGGGCTCCCGGCGCTGATCCCTCTCCCGCCTTTGACGCCGACGCCGTCATCGACGGCAATGTCGACACCGTGGCGGCGCGTCTCGCTGGGCTGACCGATGAGCAGCTGGCCCTTGTCAAGGATGCCGAGATCGATCGCGAAGTGCCGCGCAAGGGCGTCACCGGTGCGATCGAGGCGGAAATCGCCGCCCGTGAGGCTGCGAAGCAGGGAGACGGCGCATGAGCGACCTGATGAAGGTCAAGCTCGACGAAGCGAGCAACCCGCAGCTTCGCTATTACTGCGAAGCCATCCTCAACCTCGATGGCATCAAGCCGGTCGGCCAGAGCAATTCCTATTATATTGCTCGGATCAAAGCCGTCGCCGGCGAAGACATCACCGAGATCGAACTGCCCCAGGAATCGGTGAACTTCGCCGCACCGCGGGCAAAGGCGATCGATGTTGCGCCGACGCCGGACGGCGCGATCCCGGGCGGCATTGCGGGCCAGCATTATCGGTACGACCCGAAGGTCGAGGTGACCATTAACGAGACCAGCGACAAGACGCGCGCGCGCGACGTCCAGATCGCTGTGAACGGCGAGGTTATCATCATCCAGCGCAATAAGCGCGTGTCCATCCCATATCGCTTCTACCTGGCGCTCGAAAACGCCGTCGAGAAGATCTCGCGCGAAACCGGCGAGATCAACCCGGTCACGCAGATGCCGCTGCGCGAATGGGTCGAACAGCCCAGCTATTCGTTCACGACGCACCGGCTGCCGAGCGACGAGGAGGTCGCCGCGTGGCACAAGCGCACCGACAGCTTCGACGCGCAGGCCGAGCCGGAGCCGGTGGCGGCCGCTGCCTGATCCATGAGCACGTTCCTTGAGCTTGTGAACGACACCGAAAGGGAGAGCGGGACGGTCCATCAGGCCTCCCGCCTCTCGACGGTCGTTGGCGCCAAGGGACGGCAGGAAAAGATTGTCGGCCACGTCATCGAGGCGTGGCGGCTTATTCAGGGCGCGCGTACCGATTGGCCGTGGATGCGGCGCACCGCGACGCGCGACCTTATTCCGGCGCAGGCGACCTATGCCGCGACCGACTTTGCTGTTCCTATCACCGACCATGCGCGCTGGGAACGAGGCGGCGAGTACGGCCGCCGAGCGTCATTCTCGATCTATGATCCCGCGATCGGGCAGCAGGAGGAGACCGAGCTCTTCTGGCTGCCGTTCGATAACTGGTCGCGGATCTATGATTTCGGCGTCCATGACGCCAATCGCCCCACCTATTTCACGGTCTCGCCCGATCGCAAGCTGTGCATCGGGCCGAAACCCGACAAGGCGTACAAGATCCGGCTCGCCTATTGGTGCAAGCCGCAGGTGCTTGCCGCTGACGACGATGTGCCGATCTGCCCCGAGGAGCATCACGGAACGATCGTCTGGCGCGCGCTGATGCTGCTCAGCGGCCACGATGAGGCTGCGTTCAGCCTCGCCGACGCGCAGACCAAGTTCGCGGCGCGCTTTCGCGACATGGTCAACGACCGCGACGACTATCTGGAACCGTGATCGCATGGCGCAGGAACCCTCCACCTATGCGTTCTCAGGCGGCCTCGACCTGGTAAGCGCCGCGCTCGCGGTGCCGCCATCGCGCGTGATCGCCGGCATGAATTACGAGCCTCTCGCCGAGGGCTATGGCCGCGTCGACGGATACGAGCGCTTCGACGGACGCGGGGCGCCGTCCGAGGCATCCTTCTGGCTGCTCCCGTTCGACAACGGCACGATCGCGATCAATTCTGGCGCCGATATCCTCGGTGTGACGTCCGGCGCCACGGCGCGCGTCATTCTGGAACCGGTGGATTTCACCGGCTCATGGGCGCACGGCAGCGCCGCCGGCACGCTCGTCCTCGCCAATGTCGTGGGAACCTTCGAGGACAATGAAGAAATCGAGGTCGGGGGCACCTCGCGCGCGCTCGCCGCGGGACCATCGACAGAGGACAGCGCCCCGACCGAGGCTGCGCGGCAGACCTATCTCAAGGCCGCACAATCCTATCGGCGCTCGCTGATCCAGAAGCCGCCAGGTAGCGGTCCGACGCGCGGGGTCTTCGGCCTCGATGGCACGATCTATGCCATCCGCGACAATGTCGGCGGCGATGCGGCGGTGCTGTGGAAGGCGACCAGCTATGGTTGGGCGCAAGTCCCGCTCGGCTGGATAGCGCCATTCACAACGGGGCTGCTCGAGGTCATCGAGGGCGAGGAACTTACCGGCGGCACATCGGGCGCGACCGCCACCGTCAATCGCGTCGTGCGCAGCAGCGGCGACTGGGGCACCGACGCCGCTGGCTATCTCATGCTCGAGGTGACGAGCGGCACGATGATCGCGGAGGTGCTCAAGCGCGGCACCGATTCCGTCGTCACGCTAACCGGCATCGAGGCGACCGCCATCCCGCCTGGCGGAAAATATCGCACCATCGGCCACAATTTCTACGGCTCGGCGGACCGCTACGCGATCTATGGCGTCTCCGGCGCTGGGCAGGGCTTCGAGTTCGACGGCACCGTCTATACCCCGATCAGCACCGGGATGCCGGACGATCGCCCCACGCGCGTATTCGAGATCGCCAACCATCTGGGCCTCGTCTATCCCGGCGGTTCGGTGCAGATCAGCAGCATCGGCGAACCGCTGATCTGGGACGTCGTCACCGATGCGTCCGAGCTGGGCTTCGGCACCGAGGTCACGGACGTCATCCAGGCGGCCGAGACTGCCGTCGTTCTGTTCGGGCAGCAGAAGATCGGCATCTTCACCGGCACCGACAGCGATACCTTCAAGCTCGAAGAGCTCACCGAGGAGGCAGGCGCCGAGCCTGACACGGCGCAGCGCATCGGCCAGACCGTCTATATCGATCGCCGCGGGATGCGCAGCCTGTCGGCGACGCAGGCGTTCGGCAACTTCAAGACGGGCACCCTCTCGCTGCTCGTCGAGCCCTATTTCAAGTCGAAGCGCAAGAGCGGCGCCGTGCCGGTGCTCAGCTATGTGTCGCGCACCAAGGGCCAGTATCGGCTGATCTGGTCCGATCGAACCGGCATGGCCGTCTACATGGGGGGCAAGACCCCCGAGTTCATTCCGTTCAGTCTTGGGATGCAGCCCTACTGCGCCGGCGCGTGCGAGATGAACGACGGCACCGAGGGCATCTTTGTCGGAGCCGATGACGGGTTCGTCTATCGCATCGACAGCGGCACGTCGCAGGACGGCGTCGGCATCAAGGGCTTCATCATGACGCCCTTCAACAGCCTCGGCGCGCCGCGGCGCGAGGACCGCATCCACAGCATGATCGTGGAGATGCAGGCGCCGCCGACGGCGCGCATCGGCGTGACGGCGCAGTTCAACTACGGCGACGGGTCGCAGCCGATCGCAGGCAAGCGGGATTTTACGGTGCAGGGCGCCGGAGACGGCATCGATTTCATCGTCGCCGGCGGCGGCGGCGACTGGGACATCGCGCTCTGGGACGAGTTCTATTGGTCCTCGCCGGTCGAGAGCCAGGCCATCGCCGATATCGACGGCGCCGGCCTCAACGTCAGCTTCATCATCGCGGCCGACAGCGACGAGCTTGAGGAGGCGCATATCCTGCAAGCGTACACGGTCTATCACTCGCCGCGGAAGATGCAGCGATGAGCGGCCTCTATAACCGAAGCGCGCTCTCGCCCTTCACCCGCGCCAATGCGGAGCAGGTGAATGCCGAGCTGACGAAAATTCAGGCTGCCATCGACGCGCTGCAAGGCAATATCGCCGATATCGTCGCTGGCACGCCGATCGCGTCCTACACATGGATCGCTTATTCGAACAGCGCCGACGGCTCGGACGATTTCACAACGGGCGACGCGAACGGCCGCCTCTACATCGGCGTCGCCTATAACCGCGGTTCGCCGATCAAGAGCACTGACCCGACGGACTATGAGTGGACCCGCATCCGGGGCGAAGATGGCAGCGACGCAACGAGCGGCGCCGACGGTCTCTCGATCGTCGAGAAATACGTCTACAAGCGCGCCGTCAGCGCGCCGACGACTCCGACCGGCGGCAGCTTCAACTTCTCGACGCAGGCCACCACGGCTCCCGCGGGCTGGTCGACCGGCGTCCCGAGCGGCACCGACCCCGTCTGGGTAAGCGTAGCGGTCGCGACGAAGCAGGGAACGGGCGGCTCGGTTGGCTTCGGCACCTGGTCGACGCCGGCGCTCGCGTTCACGAACGGAACCGACGGCAGCGACGGCGCCGATGGCGCGCCGGGATCCTCTGTCGATGTGATCTTCCGCCGCAGCGCGACGCAACCCGCGCCGCCGGGCGCCGGCTTGTCGACGCCGGCGGGCTGGTACACCAACGTTGCGGCCGTCCCGGCCAGCAGCAACCCGCTTTTCAGCAGTTTTGGCAATCGAGCCAGTCCGACGAGCAATTGGACATGGAACACCCCCGTGCTGGTCGAGGGGCAGCCCGGGCTCGACGGGAATGACGGCATCGATGGCAACGACGGCAAGCTGATTGAGTTCGTCTGGAAGCGGAACCCTACCCAGCCCGCTGCCCCTACCGGCAATGGCATCCCGGTTGGATGGAGCGACGACCCGCCAGCGGGAAGCGATCCGTTGTGGATGTCGAAGGCGAAGCAGGAGCTCGACGGAACGCTGGTCGTCGGCGAGACATGGTCCTCGCCCGTGCGGCACGATGGACCTCCGGGAGCCAATGGCACGAACGGGACCAATGGGACCAACGGTCTAAGCAACGCGGTCGTCTATCTCTATCAGCGCGGCGCGACAGCGCCGGCGGCACCGTCGGGAACCTTCACCTATACCTTCACCACGGGCGTGCTGTCTGGCGGGACGCTTAACGGATGGTCGCAGGCGATCCCGGCTGCGAACGGCAACCCGCTCTGGGTCATCGCGGCGACGGCATCAGCTGCTGCAACGACCGACAGCATCGCGGCGGCCGAGTTCACCTCGCCCGTCCTCAAAGACGGTGCGGGCCTCAACGGCGCGCCGGTGTTCCTCTACAAGCGTGCCGCGAGCGCGCCAGCGGTCCCTGCATCGACGCTGACCTACACATTTTCGACCGGCCTGCTTTCGGGCACGCTGTCGGGCTGGACGCAAAGCGTTCCCGCGAACGACGGCAACCCGGTCTATATCATCACCGCGACCGCGCTGGGCACCGGGACGACGGACACGATCGCGACCGGCGAATGGTCTACGCCGCAAATTCTCGCTGCGAATGGCGCGAATGGGTCTGACGGCGCGCCGGGGACGAGCCCGGTGTCGGCAGTTGCCAGCCCGGCCAGCACGCAATTCACCGCCGATGCCGACGGGGTCGTTAAGACCGGGCAGCTGCCTTTCAATGTCGCCGTTGCCGGCACCAAGGCTGGCTCCTCAATCAGCGGCACGGTGACGATTCTCAGCGTCTCGGGCTGCACCGCAACGGCAATCTCCGGCGGTTTCACCATTGATACGGTCTCGGGCGATGCGGGCTTCGTCCAGTGGCGCTTTACCGCGTCCGACAGCCAGGTCGTTGAAGGGAAAATGAGCTTTAGCCGCCAGCGCGACCCTGCGTCGGGCGGCTCGGTGTCGATCAATTTCACCTCGACCTCATGGTGGGGAAGCGGAAGCTATGCCGCATCCGGACCGAGTACCGTTCTCCCGGCCTCGTCGACCGGAAAGCTGCGCCTCGGAGCGCTGGCGAGCTTCTATTCGGCCTCGAACGGCACCGCGACCCTCACCGCCAAGCTGCAGTATCGCGCCGTCGGAAGCGGAACGTGGATCGATACCGGATTCTCGTCGACGAGCTCCGCGATCAAGTCGCCCGACCTACCCGGCGAACCTGGCGAAAACTCGCCCGGGCAGGTGGGCCCGGGAGGCACGCTGACGGGTCTGACGCCGAACGGATCCTACGAGGTGCAGATGGTCGGAAACCGATCGACCGGCGGCACCGCAATTTCCAGCGCGACCGGCTTTGTCACGCTGATGCAGGTGACCTGACATGTTGGCGTTTCGACATATCGCAACGGGGGCAGTCGTACTCACCGGCGACCCCGAAGGCTATGGAGCTCCCGACTGGGAGGCGCTTCCGGATCCGCCCGCCGCGCCGTGCGATTGGGACGCTGTCGCAGAAGCATGGACCGTCGACCTCGCGCCGATGAAACGTGCGCTGGTCGATGCGGTGAACGATCAAGCGGAAGCTATTCGCGGCCTCTACCTCACCCCCGGCGCGGGGCAAGCCATGACCTATCTGAAGAAGGAAATAGAGGCGCGAGCGTGGGTCGTTGGCGCGGATCCCGCTGATTTCCCGTGGATCAAGCGCGAAGCGGAACTGACGAACGCCTCGTTCGAAGACACGGTCGCTTTGGTGCTTGCGCAGGCAAATGCGTGGGAACCGCTGGGGCAGGAGATCGAGGCTTATCGCCGCGGCCTGATCGTCGCGATCGAGGCGGCGCAGAATATCGAGACCTTGGACCAACTCGACGTCGCGGCTGGATGGCCGGGACAAGCGGAGACGCAATCATGAACGGAGCAGCTCTCGACGGGGGGAAAGAACTGATGAACCTGGAGCCCTTTGTCCTGTTGGGCGCCTTCGGACTGACCGCGGTTGCGACCGTAAATCGCGGCGATCCGAACCCTTATGAATTCCTCGGCGCCATTCTGGCCGGCGGATTCCTCGCGCTGCTCTTCTCCTTCTGGAAGAGCCGAAAGCGCAAGGCCGACGGCATCGACACGGCCCTTTGGGCAATGATCGCGCTCGTTGGCACGATGGCGCTCGCCTATTTCCTCGCGCCGACGCTCGACGGGAAGACGATCCCGGTCGTCGCGATCGTGCTCAACAAGCCGCTCGCCGCCTTCCTGATCGCGCTGAGTGGTACGCCCGCCATCGAATGGATGCTGACCGGCGAGGCCTTCGCATGGCTGCGCCGGATCGGTGACAAGTTTCTGCCGACGGGAGGTGCATGATGACCAACGCTGAGAAGATCGCCGCCGCGTTGCGGCCCATTGCTCCGGAGGGGCGTCTCCTGCAGGCGGAGGTGCCCTACCTCAACTCGATCGCATCCCTATGGGACGCGCGCGATGCTGCCGCCGCGAAGCCGCAGCAGCCGACCGCCGACCCCGCATGGATCGCCGCGGGCCGCAAGTATATCGGGCAGCGCGAGATCAAGGGTCCGCAGCACAATAGCTGGATCGCCAAGGGCTGGGCGCTGCTCGGCGCGGCCTGGTTCAACGACGACGAGACGCCCTGGTGCGGATATTTCGTCGCGCGCTGCCTCTATGATGCAGGGCTGACCTATCCCAAGGATTTCCCGCGCGCCAAGGCCTATGCGACGTTCGGGACACCATGCCCCGCGCAGCTCGGTGCGATCGGCGTGAAGAGCCGCACCGGCGGCGGGCATGTCTTCTTCATCGTCGGTGAGACGCCGGACCGCAAATATTTCAAGGTACTCGAGGGCAACGCGAACGACATGGTCCGCATCGGCGATATTCCGAAGTCGGCCGTGACCGACATCCGTTGGCCCGCGGGCGTTCCACTGCCCGCGCGCACCGCAGCCTATCTGCCTGTTCTGCCCGCCGGGACGATTTCGACGAGCGAAGCATGAAAAGGACCGCCATCCTTCTAGCGAGCGCCCTTGGCCTGACATCGTGCGGTCAGGCCGATGATGGCTATCGCTTCGAGCGGAAGGAGTTTGAGCACACCCAGCCGGCGATCACGATCGTCACCCATCCGAACATCGCCGACCTGCGCGCGAAGGCTCCGGCGAGCGCCACGCAAACGGAAGTGCGCGAGCTGATGGCGTGGTCCGTCCTGCGCGGCAAAGAGTGCGAGGTTCATGTCGTTGATCCGGCCCGCTCGTATCAGCCGATCTGGATCGGACACGAAGTGACGCATTGCGTCTGGGGGCGCTTCCACAAATGAAGCTGCTCTCGCCTATCCTTGCGCTCTCGCTTCCAGACGGAGTGCTGTTTTTTTGCCCTGGCTGCGAGGAGATGCACCGCGTACCTGTATCGGTTGACGGTCAGGGCACACGACCGCGTTGGAAATACAATTATCGGCCGAGCAAGCCGACCTTCCAGCCGTCGATCCTCGTAACTTACAACGGTGCCGACGCTGGGCAGGTCGACGAGGACGGCTTTCGAGCCCCTCCCGCTGTCTGCCACAGCTTCGTGACCGCCGGACAGATCCAGTTCCTCCCCGACTGCACCCATCATCTCGCGGGCCAGACCGTCCCGCTCCCGCCGATTCCGGACCGCTACCAGCATCAGGAGACTTGAAATGCCCGCATATGTCACATTCCATCAGGGCAGCCTGCCCCGCGGCGCGACCGGGGTCGAAGTGCCGCTTCTCGGGCGCCGGATTACAAATCGCGTGACCATCACCGTCGGCGCCGTGGCGAGCGCCGGGCCCGCGCCGTGCGATTGCATCGCGTCGATCTCGACGACCGAAAACTGCTGCGTCGAAATCGGCGCAGAGGATGCTGCGAACGCAAGCAATTCCGAGTTTTTCGTCGCGGGCCGGAGCGATCAGCGCGTCGTCAAAGAGGGCGAGTACGTCTCGATCATCGCGCCATGAGCCTGATCGCTGCCCTTTGGGCGCTGGCAGCAGCGTTCGCCATCTTCTGGATGTGGCGGGAGGGACGGCAGCGGCCCGACCCGCGCATCGAGGCAGCGCAGTCCGATGACCAGCGCCGCCTTGCCGCCACCACCGATCCCGCGCGCCGAGCAAAGCTGCTGCGCCGCATGAACAACCGCACGAAGGAGAAATGACATGCCGGCTGGCACGTTCCTGATTTACACCCGCAATATCGACCTCATCAACATCGGCGACCTGCTCAGCGCGAGCGTCAAGTTCGCCTTGCTGACATCGTCGTACACGCCCGATTTCGACGAAACCTCGGGCCACCATCTCTATTCGGATATCTCCGCGAGCGAGATCGCGAATGGCAACGGTTATACCACTGGTGGCGCCGCGCTCGCGAACAAGGCGAAAAACGCCATTACGAACGGCTTCAATTTCGACAGCGACGATGTGGTCTGGACCGCTTCGGGCGGCAATATTCCGGCTTGGCGCACCGCCGCGATGTACGTCGCTGGCACCATCTGGGGCAAAACGAACCCGCTCATCGGCGCGTTTGTCGGCGACGCGACGCCCGCCGACATCCCCGCGACGACGACCGAGAATAATCTGACGCTCGTGGCGCCTGCTGCTGGTTGGTTCGACAAGAGCTGACGCCTATCAGCGGGGGCATAGTCGGTGGCAAGCACACTCACGGCGGGCGATATTTTTGGGTTATACCAAGGGTATTTCCCTGACTTTAGTGCTGGGTCACTATCGCCGGACACGTTTGGCGGGTTCACCTGCACCTCTCTTGTTACCGGAGCGAGCGTCGGGAACATTTCCGGGACATTTTCAGGGGATGCAACGGCCTTCCTTACGGGCAAGGCAATCAGCGTTGATGGCACGTCCTATTCAACGGTTGCCAGCGGCCCGACGTATGACAGCGGCTCAAATACGACTTCGATTGAATGGGCCTACGGTCCCGGTAATTTCAACACAACGCCGGGAAGCAACGAATACACGATCGACATTGGGGCGGGCGGTGGTGGTCCGACCTACGCAGGGCCGAGCGTCGTTGGCGTCACGTCAGGAGTTTCCGGATCCGGAGCGGTAACGGTCAACTTCTCCTCATCTGGTCGCGCCGCTGGCGACATGCTGCGAATTGCCGTGATGACGGCGAACCAGACCATGGCGACGCCCAGCGGGTGGACGTTGGTCGTCCCAGCGAGTGGCGATCCATCCAGAGGCACAGCTGGCGCTGCCGGCGGTGTCAAGATGACCGTGTTCGAAAAGGTCAGCGACGGCACCGAGACAACCGTTTCCCTCGGCGATAGCGGCGACATTCAATATGCTGTCGGAATCGTCACACGCAGCGCCTCTGCCTATCCCGACGTGATCGACGTAAGCATCGCGGGCAATGTAGCTGCGACGACCAGTGGGAATTTCACCGGCGTCACGACGACGGGCGACGATCGCCTTCAGCTTTCCTTTGTTGCAACCGACCGGGATTTCACCGGGGCGAGTTGGACCGGCACACCATCGTACGGAAACCTCGCGAACGGCAATAAGCGTTTCGATAATGGGACCGCGACCGGAACTGGCGGTGGCGTTGCAATCTTCTCGGGCGAGAAGCAGGCTGCGGGAGCGACCGGGAACATCACTGTTACGCAGGGCGCGAGCGCCGCCTTCGCGTTCATCACGGTCGCCCTGAAAAACGGCTCAGCACCAGCCGGCCAATCCGTCAGCCCGAGCGACGGCGCTATTCTGGTCTCTGGCGATCAACCATCGGTCGCGCGCACCGCGAACCAGTGGGTGTCGCCATCGGTCGGCCATGTCGCATTCGGGGGGCATGCCCCGTCCGTATCCCAGCCCGCTGACCGGAGTGTCGAGCCGAGCGCCGGTGCCCTTTTCGTCACGGGCGACCAGCCTGCCGTGGCGCAGACGGCGCACCAATGGGTGGCGCCTGCAAAGGGGACGATCTCTACCGGGGGGCATGTCCCCTCGCTCGATCAGACGCGCAACCAGTGGGTGGCGGCGGGTGAAGGGTCGGTATCTTTCGCCGGCACGCAGCCGACCGTCGATCGAACCGCCAACCAAAGCGTTGTGCCGGTGGCGGGCGCCTTGCGCCTTGCGGGGAACCTGCCCGTCATCAGCCAGGCCGACAACGTCACAGTCCAGCCGTTCAGCGGGTCTGTATTCCTATCTGGCTATTCGCCGACGGTATTGCGCACCGCCAACATCGCGGTGGCGCCCGCAGCTGGCGAACTGCGAACCGCCGGGGCGGTGCCCGCGGTCAATCAAACCCAGCACCGTTTCGCCGCGCCCGTCGCGGGCTCGATGTTGATCTACGGCTATCAGCCTGCGGTCACCCGTAACATCACGACCGCGGTGCAGCCGAGCCACGGCTCGATCTATTACCGCGGGAAGCAGCCGAGCGTGACGCGTGCAGTCGACACCTATGTCGCTGCCGCGCGCGGCCGCATCATCATCAACGGCCGTCAGCCCTCGGTCGGCGAACCGGACATCATTGTGGGCGGCTTGCCGGGCACCGCCTGCGGCTCGGGGGAATTGAAAGGCTCGGTCTATGATAGCGTTCGACACCTCGTCATGGACCGCGCGCGACCGCCGTCAATATATCGCGACCATCCTGCTCGCGCTCGCGAATATTCCGCTCACGGCTTCGCTGTACGCGGCGCAGTGGACCGTGCGCGAGAATCCCCACAATCACTATGCCTTCTGGCTTGGCGTCTGTGCGGCATCGCTGATCGGCGCCTGCATCATCGGTCTGTCCGCAATTCTCGGGCGCCGAACCTTCCGCTTCAAGGTCGGCGAAAATGAAATGGAAGCAAGCGGCGAGGATGCCGACAAGATCATGGAGCAAGCGCAATGAGGGATCGGACAGAAGCCGACGATATCGTGCAGGGCGCCTACAATCGCGCGCTGCTCGACCTGATCCTGCCTCCGATGCGCAGGGCCGCGAAAGAAGCGGGATATGCGCTAACCGTTCACGGATCCCTCAACAGGGACATCGACCTCGTCGCGGTGCCATGGGTTGAACACGGACTATGGAGCAAAGAAGCCCTGCGCGATGCACTTTGCGGCGCCGTGCGGGGGGTGACTGGCCGGTGCAATTATATCTCGAACCGAGACTGGACCGTGAAGCCGCACGGCCGCTTTGCCTGCACGCTGATGTGCTGGTGCGGGCAAAGCACGGCCGACCTCGATCTGAGCGTGATGCCCGGCAAACTGGCCCCTGAAGCAAAGATCATCCCGGCAGAAGAGGAAAGCGAACAATGACGAAAATCATCACCTGGTTCACCGGCCTCGACATCCAAGGCAAGATCATCATGGCCTTCGTCGCGCTCGGCCTGATCGGCATCGCCATCGCGACGGCGTTCCACGTCGTCGACACCCTCACCGAAACAGCAACCGAAAAGGGCGCCGTGACCGAGCGCGCCCAAGCTCAAGGAAAGGCCATCGGAAATGTCGAATCTGCCAACGAAGCGCGCGCCGCGGTGCGTGATAATCGCAGCCGCGCTGCTTATGACGAGTGCCTGCGGTCAGCGCGAAATCCTGCGAACTGTGAGCGATTTCTGCCTCAATGATCGCGAGGTGAAATTCGCGGTAGCGGCGACGCCGGGACAGGATGATCCGGGGAACCAGCTCGACACCGACGAGACGGTCAAAGACCTGATCGAGCACAATGCGGTGCACCACCGGCTCTGTCCCACCAAAGCCGATTGACGCGCGTCATATTATCGTTATGCGTTAGCGCGTCCCTTGCTGGACCTTCGACCCTGGACTCGAAAGGCCCGTCCCCGTCGCCCGGTGGCGGGCCTTCCTTTTGACCGTTGTCGTTATCCGATAATTTCGGTATGCCATGACGCGCGAGGAAGGGGCAACGCGATGGCCTATAACACGGCACTCAATCTCAGCACGGACGGCCTGATGTCCGGCATCGGAAGCGCGATGATCGTGCCGGGCGCCAACGGGTCGCCGACGCCTACGCCGAGCCCCGCTCCCACCCCCACCGCGACGGCAACCCCGACCCCCACTCCGACGCCCGCGACACCGGCATCGTCGCCGATGGATATCGCAGCGCGCATCGCCCAAATCACCGGCAAAGATAGCGCGCTGATGCGTCAGGCGCGCACCGAAGGCATGAAGCAGGCGAACCGCCGCGGTATCATGAACTCGTCGATCGGCATCGGTGCTGCACAATCCGAAGCGCTCAAGGTGGCTGCACCTATCGCCGGCCAAGAGGCGCAGGATCGAATGCAGCGCGACCTTTCTGCCGAGCAGATTGCCGTCCAGCGCGAGCAGCAGAAGGCCCAGATCGCCGCGCAGGAGCGCGCAAACCTGCTCGACAATTTCACGAACCAGATGTCGAGCTATCAGAATTCGCTCTCGACGACGCTCAACAACGAGAACATCCCGGCGGCGACACGGTCTGCCGTCCAGGCCGCGCTGCGTGACCAGCTGAACTATGGGTTGAGCTGGATGCAGAAACTCTACGGCGTGACGATCCCGTCGTGAACACGGTACGCCCCGCCCGCTTCGTCGATGTCCCCGCGCTGGTCGAGATGCTCGTCGATCAGCAGCGGACCTCGATCTATGCCGGCAAGGTCAAGGTCGACACCGACCATACCCGCAAGATGCTGCTCGCCATGGTCCACAAGCACGGCGGAATCCACGACGGCGGAACCTGCGTCTATGTCGTGACCGACGGCACGTCAGAGGTGTGCGGTTTCGTCGTCGGTGTCCTCGCCCGCGTGTACCATATCGGCGTCGAACTGATGGCGCAGGATGCTTTTCTTGTCGTGACGAAGAAAGCGCCGCGCGCCGCCGCGGTGCAACTGCTCGACGCCTACATTGCTTGGGCCGAGGCCTCCCCCAAGGTGCGCGAGATCCAGCTTAGCCACAGCGCCGCCATCCCCGGATCCGAGCGCATCTCCGCGCTCTATCGGCGCAAGGGTTTCTCACCGTTCGGTCACAGCTTTCGGCGCGAGATTGCGCCGTCCGATATTTCGAAGGAGGCCGCGTAATGTCGGGTGTTCTCAAGTCGATCGGCAAGGTCTTTAAAAAGGTCGTGAAGGTCGTCAAGAAGGTGGCGCTGCCCGCGCTGGCAATCGGCGCGGTCGTCCTGACCGGCGGTGCCGCGCTAGGCGTGCTGCCGTCGATCGGCGCGCTCGGATCGAGCCTCGGCCTCAGCGCCGGACTGACGAGCATACTCAGTACCGCCGCCAGCGGGGCCACATTTGGCTTCGTTGGCGGCCTGCTCAGCGGCAAGAACCCGATCAAGGCGGCGACCAAGGGCTTTGTCGTCGGCGGGATTGCCGGCGGTATCGGCTCGGCGCTCGGCGCCGCTGGGGGCGCGGCCGCCAATGCCGCACAGCAGGGCACGCAGGCAGCATCTGGGGCTGGCGCAGCGGCGGCATCGCCCGCATCTGCCATCAGCGGCGGCGCGCAGGCGTTCAACGTCAACTCGGCCGTATCGGGTCTCGGGAGCGGCATCGGTTCGGCCGTGTCGCCCGCAGTCGCGGCGATTACACCTGCTGCGGCCCAAGCGGTCGCCGCGGCGCCTACGGTCGCGCAGGTCGCATCGTCCGCCGGCGGCGGCGGCCTCCTCGGTTTCCTAAATCAGAATCCGATGCTTGCGTCGGGGCTGATTCAAGGGATCGGCTCGGGCCTCGTCGCGAGCGAGCAGTCGAAGGAGCTTCGTCGCCAGCGCGACCAGATCGCGGCCAATTATGCGGATACCTCTGGCCTCTTCACAATGCCGGAAGGCTTCGCACCCGACGGGCAGCCCGCGGCGCCACGATATGATGGAGCCGTCTACGGCAAGGTGAAATACGACCCGAACACGGGCCGGGTCGTCGCAGGGGCTTGATCGATGAAACCGCCGACCCAGATGCCGCCGCGCGCGATGGAACCCGAGCAGGGCGAGAGCGCCGCGCACGAGAATGCCGAGAGCGGACGCGAAGAGGCGACCGAGGATGGCACGCAGGCCTCGCCTGAGGAGCAGGCCATCTATGACATGATGGTCAACCAGGCGCTCGACATCATTTACCCAGACGATGGCTCGAACAAGCCGCGCGATCAGATCGTCGAGAACCTGCGCGGCGTCTTCGACGAGCAGGTGACGCAGCTCTTCCAATCCGCCGAGCCACCGATCTCGGAAACGCCGGATGACGCGGTAGCAGTCACCTCCGTCGTTCTCACCATGATGACCGAGGGGATGCTCGCACAGAAAGGGACCGACGTCCCCGACGACGTGGTGTTTCAGGCGGGGCGCGAAATCGTCGAGGTGCTGATTGAGCTCAGCGAGGGGCTCGGGCTGGCAGATTTTGCGCAGGGTGATGTGGATGACATCTTCCTGCGCGCGCTGGATCTCTATCGCCTCGCCTCGCCGCGCGTGGATCCCGAGACGTTGACGGGTGAATTCGAACAGATCATCGCGGCTGACAAGAGCGGCAACATCGGCAAGCTGCTCCCGGGCGCTGAGAAATATGCGCAGCAGCGCGGAGGAAGCGAGGCGCCGCCGCAGCAGCCCGTCGGAGCATACTGATGGGGAGCCTCGGCTATATCGTCGGCGGCGCGCTGCAGGGCATCGGCGGCGCGATGGGGCAGCAGGCGCAGGCGGACGCTGACCAGCGCCGCCAGATCGCGCTCGAAAACCTGCGCCAGCAGAACCAGCAGGCCAACATGCGGATGCAGGCCGATCTCAACGATCAGAACGCCTCGAAATCGGACGCGCGCGCCGACTATTATGGCGCCCGCAAGACCGCACGCGACGCCACAGTCGAAGAGGTCAGCGACAAGCGCAAGTTCGGCTATCAGGTCGAGCTCAAGAAGATGGACTTCGCCAACGACGAGCAGAAGGCTCGCCTCGAATCCACGCTCGCGCAGGGGCGCGATGCTGCAACCTTGCAGCTGCGCGCTCAGATCGAGAGCGGCGAGATCAAGCAGATCGTCGAGAGCGGCGACGGCCAATATTATGCCATTCGCGGCGATGGCTCGCAGGTCGCGACGGGCGTCAAGGTTCCGCCGAAGGTGCTGCAAAGCGGCTCGGGCAGCGGAAGTATCGTCGATGCGTATCGCAATCGCGGCGGCGGCGCGGGGATCGGATCGGGCGCGACGGCACCGGCACCGGCAACCCCCGCCCCGGCCAAGCCTGCGGCGAAGCCCGCAGCTGCAAAGCCCGCTGCTGTCAAGCCGGGGTCGCGCGGCAGCGTCACCATGGCGCAGGTCGATGCGCTGGCAACGCAGCGCGGCATCTCGCGCGCCGAGGCGATGCGCTTTGCCGAGAGCCAGGGATTCTCGATCCAGCGGGCCGTGCCGACGAAAGCGCCTGCAAAGCCCGCTCCGTCGGTCGACGATCGCTGGAAGAAGGCCCTTAGCGGACAGACCAAATAGTGGCCGACAATCCGCTTCTCTCCGCGTGGGACGACGATCAGCGCCGCCGCGGCGCCGCGCCGCGCAAGGCGACGGGAAACCCCCTGCTCGACGAGTGGGACCGCCAGAACTCCGGCACGAGTGAGGAGGCGAAGCCGAGCGGCATCGTCGATACCGTTCTCGACAAGGTCAGCGACGCCGCCTCATTCCTCGCCGAAAGCATGGGCATCAACTTCGCCAGCCGCGACTGGCGCGAGGAGCGCGCGCGGACAGGACGCAGCCAGCTCGACGCATCGGTCAACGAGGGCTTCCTTGATCGAGCCGGATCGCTTCTTGAGCGTGGCGCTGCGGCGGCCGATTCCGGTTTCGCAACCACGGTTGGCGCCGTCACCGGTTCGCAGCGGCAGATGCAGAAAGCGCGCGAGCAACGCGCGATCGGCAACATGCCCGTCGCGGGCTCAACGTCATGGGCTGATGTGAAGGCGCGGCCGACCCCCGGCACGATCGGCAATTTCATCCTCGACACCACGGCGGAAAGCATCCCGCTGATGGCTGCGACGGCTGCCCCATATGTCGGCATCCCCGCCGTTGCGGCGTCGGGTACCGGCAGCATCGCCCAGAATCGCGCCGATGCGAACGGCGGCGGCGACCCGACCGTGAAGGACGTTGCCATCGCTGCGCCGTTCGGCATCGGCTCGGCCGTCCTCGAACGCACCGGTTTGATGGGCATCCTCGAGGCGCCGGGCAAGAGCGCGGTGTCGCGCGTCGCGCGCGCCGGCGGGAAAGAAGCGCTCACGGAAGGCGCGCAGAGCGCGCTGGAATATACCGGCGGCAGCCTCGGTACCGACCAAGGCTTCAATCTCGTCGACCTGTTCGACAATGTCGTTGGCGGCGCCGTCGGCGGCGCAGGCATGGGCGGCGGGATCCGCGGCGGTATGGAGGTGGCCGACGCCGGCGGCCGCGTCGTCGCGTCGCGCGTCACCGGGCGTCCCATCCCCAAAGGCGTGCGCGAGCAGGCAGCCGAGGCGGCAGTTCCGCTGTCACCCGAGGATGCGGCAAGCCCCTTGCCCACCGGCTTGATTGCCGAAGGCAAATCGGTCGTGGCCGATGTGGATGCTTCTTCAGCGGCATCGGGCATCTTGGGGCAGGTCGGGCTGCCCAGCGTGGGGCAGCGCGTGCAGATCCGCTATCCCGACGGGCGCACGCAAAGCGGCGTCATGGCCGACGCGTTCACCGACCCGGAATTCGACAACGCGCCTGGCGTGAAGATCAATCTCGATGGCGGCGGAACGCTCGACGAGCATGTCGCGACGCTCAACGACGCTGGCGTGACGATCGCGCCGCTGTCGATCGAGGACTTGAATGCGGCCGCCGACGCGATCGACGCGCAGCTGGCGCAAAAGGCGGCCGAGGCGCAGGTGCCCGAGGCAGCGCCGGCGCCGATTGATGTTGGCGCGCCAACCGCTCCGGCGCAGGGCGGGTTCAAGGTTGCCGATAGCGGCAAGATTGCTCCGGTTAGCAACGCCAAGGCCGTCGCCCAGCAAATATTCCCCGGTGCCCGCGTCACATCGTGGAAGCGCGCCGCCGGCGCCGCGGGCAATGCTGGCGCGAAATCGTGGCACGCACGCAGCGGGGCTGCTGTCGACATGGCGCCGATCGAGGGCATGACCTTCGATCAGGCCGTGCAGCGCTACCGTGACGCCGGATATTCGATCATTGAGGCGATCGACGAGACCAACCCAGCAACCATGAAGAAGACCGGCGCAACCGGTCCTCACTGGCACTTCGTGCTCGGCACCGGCGGCACGCCCATGGAGGGCGGCGCGCGCGGCGGGGCGATCAATGTCGCCACCGAGGCCGACCCATTCGCGGCAGACTCAGCGCAGCGCGAGGGTTTCAAGGGCGCCGACGTCGCCGAGGTGCAGCTGCCAGAGCCCGGCGCTGACCTGCGCGGAGAGCCGATCGACAAGGAATGGCACCGGTTCACGCCGGAAAGCGGAACGCTTGGCGTGCCGCGCGCGCAGATGCCGCAGATCGCGGCCGAGAAGCGCGGCGCAATGGTCAACTTCCTCAACGCGCGCGGCGTGTCGCACAGTAACGAGACCGTGGCAGCGTCCAGCCTCAAGCCCACGCAGGCCGAGTTCAGCGCCGATAAGGTGCTTAAGGCGCGCGACTTCACCGGCGGCGACCGCGCTATCCTGGTGTCGAGCGACGATCACGTCATCGATGGCCATCACCAGTGGCTCGCAAAGCGCGATGCGGGCGAGGATGTGCGCGTCATCCGGCTCGGCGCGACCGCAAAAGAGCTGCTCGACATCGTGCCGGAGTTCCCGAGCGCGACGATCGACGAGGGCGCGGCGCCAGCTGCGCAGCCCGAGGCAACTGGTGCAGAAACTGCACAGGTTGACCTGCCTACCGCACCCGCGGTGGAGCAGAGCGCCTCCCCGGTTTGGTCCATTTCGGACACATCTGGCGGCAAGAGCGTCGCCATTAAGGGCGCGACGGGCACCCAGATGGCTGCAATTACGCAGGCTGTGCCTCAGATTATGCGCCTCATTCGCGCCGACGGGGCATCGGTTTATCCCAAGCGCTACGAGGCTGCTATTCGCGAGGCCTTGGACGCATTCGACCGCAAGGCCGATGCCCCGGCGCCAGCGGTCGCGAAGCCGAAGAAGACCAAGACCGCCAAGCCGACCGACGCGTTCAAGTTTCTCGCGCGCGCCGGCGGCATCACGGACACCGAGGGCCACGACCTTTCCGACCGGTTCGGCATCGACGCCACTACGTCGCGCGTTGCGCCAAGCGATCGGGGCAAGAAGAAATGGCGCCAGGCCCGTGAGATGAGCACGCGCCGCCAGTCTGTGTTCGTCCCCGGCGCCGGGCCACTGGTGCGCGAGGGCGGCATGTCGATCGACCGTGCTGGCGAATTGCTGCACGAGGCTGGCTATCTTAGCGGCGAAGATGGCGGCCGCCCCACCGTTGCCGATACGATCGCCTATCTCGAGCGCGGGATGGAAGGTAGCGCGACGCTGTCGAAGATGCTGCCGCTCGATCAGCTTTCCGAGGCAGATGCCTACACCCTGCCCGATAATTTTGAAGATATGCGCACCCAGATGTTCGAATGGGCGAACTATCAGGGCGCGGATCTGACATCGGACGATGTCGATAAACTCGCCCGGCTGATGCTGCGCGACGATGTGGAGAACGAGGACCAAGCGCTGGCAATGCTGGTCAACGAAGCCGTGATGGACGCCTTGGAGGATATGAGCTATGAAGTCGGCGACTATGAAGATGCGCTCGCCCAATACGACAACGATGTCGACCCTAGCGAAAGCGGTGAACGATCCGCGCCTGACGCGCGAGACGCGCCAGAAAGCAGCACGAGCGCTCCGCCTGTCGACGATCCAAGCGTCTCTCAAGACAGCCTAGCTGAACCGGCAAAGCCGTCCGTCCAGGACATTGCGGATGAGTTCGAAGGTGCAACCGATGAGGTTGCTCCGATCCCCGTTTCTGCCGCCACGATGGACATGCTCCGCGAGGATCCGAACCTCAAGAAGGCCGTGCGCGCCGAGTTGGCAAAGCGGCGAGAAGCCAGCGGCGACGGCGACTTGCTTGGCGGGCCAACGCGCGATGAGGAACGCCAAGCGCTCGAACGGCGCGGAGAGGGCCGCAAGTCCAATGGCGTCGACCAGCGCCCCGCCGGCAGCGATGGCGGTCTGTTTGATCCAGCGGCGCGCGATCAGGCATCGATGTTCGATCAGCAGCAGCCCAGCCGCATCGAGGATTTCGGTGAGACGTTGGACGGCGCGCGCAAGCATTATGCGGCCGCGTACAAGGATCGCATGGCGAGCGCGGCCGACGTCGATATCTCGGCCGAGCCCCTGTCGAAATCGTGGCCAGACCCCGATTACCAGAAGCTGCTTGCCGACGGCACGGACCCGTATGTCGTCGCGACGATTCGCGCGATGCGCGACGAGGTGCCGAACAAGCCGCAGAAGGGATGGAAGCTCAAGGGCTGGGTCGACACCGTCAAAGAGCTTCGCGCCTATGCGAACGCGCTGGTCGATGGCACCGACGATGGCGCCTCGGTGCGGACGTTCCTGACGAACGCCGAGGGCCGCCGCGTCGTCGCCGATCTGCAAGGCCGCATCGATCTATACCAGGCCCTTGGGCACGAAAAGTCGCTCAAGGGCGTGTCGCTGCGCTATCACGAATACAGCCTCTATCGGGGCGAGAAGTTCGATCCGCCCCTCGGTCTCTGGTCTGTGGAGCAGAAGGCGAAAGCCACGGCCTATTCGAATTGGCCGCGCGAGCTCGCGACCGGCAAGACCCGCGAAGAGGCGATCGAGAATTTCAAGGCGAAGCTCGCCACGCTCAACGAGCAGCCCTCGCCCAAGCTCACGAAATTCGACATCTATTCGCGCCGCGGCACGCCGGGCTTCATTGTCGGCAAGAAGATCGGCAAGACCTATGCCGACCTGAAGACCTTCGATACCGCCAAGGAAGCGCGCGAATATGTGCGCGAGAACCACGACGAGCTCGTGAAGATGCTCGAATCGTTCAAAGATGTTCCCGATGTCCGCCGCCCCTCAAACTCGCCCCGCGTCGGCGAGAACCATCGCGACGGCGCCGACGTGTCGCCGCAGCAGTTCGCTGAAGCATTCGGATTCCGCGGCGTCCAGTTCGGCAATTACGTCGAGGATGCGCGCCGGCGCGAGGATCTGAACGAGGCCTATGACGCGCTGATGGATATGGCTGGCGTGCTCGGCGTTCCGCCCAAGGCGCTCTCCCTCAATGGCGAACTCGGGCTGGCATTCGGCGCGCGCGGCAAGGGAGGCAAAGGCGCGGCGGCTGCCCATTATGAGAAGGGCAACGTCGTCATCAACCTGACGAAGCGGGGCGGTGCCGGTTCGCTGGCGCATGAATGGTGGCACGCGCTCGACAATTATTTCTCACGCAGCGGCGGCCGCGGCGATTCCTACATGACCGGTGGCTCGTCGGCGCAGATCCGCGATGCGATGGCGGACGCGTTCCGCGGCGTGAACGCGGCGATCCGGCAGACGGCCATCAAGAAGCGCTCGGAAAGCCTCGATCAACGTCGGTCGAAACCATATTGGTCGACCGACATTGAGATGTCGGCTCGCAGCTTCGAGAGCTACATCATTGCAAAATTGGCGGATAACGAATTCACGAACGACTATCTCGCCAACGTCGTGAGTGAGAACGCTTTCGCGATCGAGGGCGGATATCCCTACCCCACCGCCGCCGAGATCCCTGCAATCCGGGCGGGCTTCGACGCGCTATTCCAGACTGTCGAAGCGAATGAGGCCGATGGCCGCGTCGCGTTGCAAAGCCGCCTCGAAGATCGGGAGCCTGTCGCCAGCCTCACCGGCGACGAGCTGGGCGTTGATTATCGCGGACCGGATGACATGCCGGCGCTGCGCACCGCCGCCCTGTCCTATTACAAGCGCGAGCTTCTCGGCACGACGGTCAAGATGGCCGATGGCGTGCCCGCCAGCTTCACCGGGCGCGGGCTGCGCAAGTCGACGTCGCTCAAAGGCGACATCCTGCTGCGCCTGGTGCCGGCTATCCCCTCGATCCTTGAGAAGGGCGAGATTACGTGGAGCGGGCCCGGCGATCGTCCCGATATCTCGAAGCGCATCGAGGTCGCCGCCCGCGTCGAGCTGGGCGACCGCTCCTACAATGTCTTCGTCATCGTGCGCGAGCATAGCGACAGCCGGCGCCGTCAGTACGATCTGACGTTCGACAACGGGTATCGGGGCGCGAGTGAAGGAGCAGAGGGCCGATCATCTCTGATCGACGGCGATGTTTCCCGAAGGAACAGCGACCCGGATAAGAAGTCACCCTCTGCCGAGCTCAACCTACGCCTTGTCGAGTCGGAAAGCAACGCCGGAACCGACGCAACGGTCGAAGCGGCGCGCGCCGATCTGCAGCAGCGCCTCGCCGACTATGGCATTGCCGACCGCGTCGCGCTGACCGTTGGCAATGCCATCCTTCCGCCTCGCGTCGCCGGCGAATTCGTCGCCGCTCCCGGCGTCGGGCGTTTCATCTCGGTCGCGCTCGACACCTCGCCCGATGCGCGCTTCACTCTGGATCACGAAGCGGTCCACGCCGCGCGCAACATGGGGCTCTTTCTCCCCGCCGAATGGCGCAGCCTGGAAGCGGCGGCGCGCGCCGATCGCGCAATGATGGGCAGCGTGCGCAAGCGCTACCCGCACCTCAATGAAGAGCAGCAGGTCGAGGAGGCCGTCGCCGATCGTTTCGCGCGCTGGCAGGGCGGCGACAAAGAGCGCGGATTTGTCGCCAAGGCGTTCGAGCGCGTGCGCAATGTCCTGCGCGCGGTCGGCGAGGCGCTGCGTGGCGGCGGCTTCACGACAGCCGATAGCGTCATGCGCGCGCTGGCCGGCGGCGAGATCGGCGCGCGCGAGGGTGGTATTGGCGTCGATCCCGCCGATCTCAAGCGCCTTGTGCGCAAGGTCGACACGGCAGCCTTCCGCAATTGGTTCGGCGACAGCAAGGTCGTTGATGAGAACGGCGACCCGCTCATCATGTATCATGGGACCAGCCGCGCTGGACGCGACGGCGACGCATTTGAAATGTTCGACACCTATGCCTCCAACTATGGCCTCATGGGCATGGGCGGGTATTTCACGGCCGACCCCGATGTTGCGAGCAGCTACACCGCAAAGGGACGTGGCGAGAACCCTACGGTCTATCCGGTCTTTCTTTCGATCAAGAACCCGATCGACATGGATGCGGTGGCTGATCCGGCGGCATGGGAATCCGGCTTCGAGGGCGTTTCTGAATATCACGAGGGCGGCGACACGAACGAAGCCTGGTATCGCGCCGCCGAGGACATGACCCGCGACGAAGGCTTCTCCCGCTGGGAGGGCGCAGAGGTAATGCAGAACGGCCTCATCGCCATGGGTCACGATGGCGTAACGCACATGGGAGGCGGGCGCATCGACCCTGACAGCGTCCGGCACCGCGTCTACATCGCATTCGATCCGGAGCAGATCAAATCGGCAACCGGGAATGCCGGCACCTTCGACCCCGGCAATCCCGATATCCGCTACAGCGTCGTCGATGACAAAGTCGCCGAGAAGCGCGTCGGTTCGGCCCGCTCCGCCCTCACCCGCCTCGCTGGCAAGGGCTCGCCCTTCGCGGGCAAGATGGCTGACGCCATGGACCGCTGGCGCACAGCAGTGCAGGATCGCTACCTTCCCCTGCTCCGCACCCAGCAGCGCATCGAGATGCAGCTCGGACGCCCGCTCACCGAGGCCGAGAACCCTTATCTCGGAGAGGAGTTGCTCACCGGGCGCGTCGGCGCGAAGCTGGAAAACCTCGCCGAGAACATGGTCGAGCCGCTGTTCGACACGATGCAGCGCGAGGGCGTGTCGATCGAGGAGCTCGAATCCTACCTCTACGCGCGCCACGCGCCGGAGCGGAACGCGCGCATCGCCAAGATCAACCCAGAGTTCAAGAACGGCGGCGGCTCCGGCATGTCCGATATCGAGGCGGCCGCGATCATCAACCGGATCGAAAAGGCCGGGAAGACGGACGCCCTCAAGCGCGTCGCTGCGCTGGTCGATGGCATCCGCGACTATGCCTTGCAGGAGCGCATCGACGGCGGCCTGATGTCGGCCGACGAGGCGAAGGCATGGCGCGAGACCTATGAGAATTACGTCCCGCTGCGCGGCAAGGGCGACGCCGGGACCGAAGGCGAGGCCGACGGCATCCGCATCAACCGGTCGAGCGGCATCAATGTGAAGGGCAAGGAAAGCCGCGCCGCGTTCGGACGCCGTTCGCGCGCCGACGACATCCTCGCCTATACCCTGTTGCAGGCCGAAGAGGCGATTGTGCGCGCCGAGACCAACCGCGTCGCCAAGCGCGTCGTCGATCTCGCTCGCGCTGCCCCCGATGCGAAATTCTGGACCGTCGACAAGGTCACGCGCAAGCCGGTGATGAACCAGACGACCGGGATCGTGCGCTACGAGGACCAGACCCGGATCCAGCCGGAAGATGCCCCCTTCACCGTGTCCGCGAAATTCGATGGCGAAGAGCACCGCGTCACCATGAACCGCGACAATGCTTCGGCGCGGCGTCTGGCGGACAGCCTGCGGAACCTGACGCAGCAGCAGCTCGACTGGGTCACCCAGCACCTCGGCAAGGTCAATCGCTTCCTCTCGGCCGTGAACACGTCCTGGAACCCGGAGTTCGTCGTCACCAATGCCTTCCGCGACCTTCAGGCGGCGGCGGTCAACATGGCTGGCATCGATGTCGACGGCCTCGTCCGCAAGACGCTGAAGGATTATCCCGCTGCGCTCGCCGGTTCGATGCGCGGCGCGTTCCGCGTCGACAAAGGCGAGTGGGGCAAGTGGTACCGGGAATTCACCAACGAGGGCGGCCGCGTCTATTTCAACAACGTCGAGGATCTCGCCGGGCTGAAAGGCCGGATTGAGAAAGAGTTCGCGCGCGCCGCGGCGCGGCAGAGCGGTCCGAAGATGGATATGCTGACGGCGCAGCGCGGCTTCAACGCCGTGCGCGACTTCGTCGAGGCGGCGAATAGCGGCGTCGAGAACGCGGTGCGGCTCGCAGCCTACAAGAACGCGCGCGAGGCCGGGGCGACCAAGGCGCAGGCCGCGAGCATCGCGAAGAACCTCACCGTCAATTTCAACCGCCGCGGCCAGATGGGCCCGGCGATCAATGCCGCCTATCTTTTCTTCAACGCATCGATGCAGGGCACGGCACGCATCCTGTCGGCGATGAAGAGCCCGCGCGTGCGCAAGATCCTCGCCGGCGTCGTGGTGGGCGGCTTCCTCACCGAGCTGCTGAACGCATTCATGTCGGGCACCGATGACGACGGCGAGTCCTACTACGACAAGATCAGCGATTTCGATAAGTCGCGGAACATCATCCTCATGATCCCGGGCACCGCCGGCGAGCATATCAAAATCCCGATGCCCTACGGCTATAACGTCTTCGCCAATGCTGGGCGCACCCTTGCGGAGGTGTATCGCCGCGGCGGCGACCGCTGGCAGGAATCGGCCTCGAACTTCGTGTCGAGCGTCGCCGACGCCTTCAACCCGATCGGCGGGACGGATTCGATCCTCAAGGCTATCGCGCCGACGATCATCGACCCGATCGTCGACCTTGAGCAGAACAGCGATTATTCGGGCCGCCCGATCATGCCGGAGCAGAACCCGTTCGAGCCGCCGGCGCCGGACGCGCAGCGCTATTTCGGGAGCGTCGGGCCGCACTGGCGCGCTATCACGGACTGGCTCACCAAGGCCACGGGCGGCAGCGACGTCGAGCCCGGCGCGATCGACATCTCCCCGGAAACGCTCGAGCATCTGTCGGGCGTCGTGTTCGGCGCGGCTGGCAGCTTCCTCGATCGCAACGTCGGCCTGGTCGGCAAGCTCGCCACGGGCGATGAGGTCGAGGCGAACGACTTCCCGCTGGTCCGCAAAGTCTATGGCGAGAAACCGGGCTGGTACGACAAGAGCGCCTTCTTCGACCGCGTGAACCAGGTTGAGCAGGCCACCGAATATGCCAAGGGCTACATCGAACGCGAGGACTGGGACCGATTCGACGCTTTCGTCGGCAAGAATGAGCAGCTGCTCAGCCTCGAAGATGCCACCAAGGCAGCGAACAAGCAGCTCCGCGAGATCCGGAAGGCGCGCCGCGAGAATGATTTCGCGCGCGAGATGGGTAAGGTCGACGAGGCGACATGGTCGGAGACCAACGACGCTGTTAAGGCGGCGGAAAAGGACGTGATCGGCCAGTTCAACACGGTCTGGAACGCCACCATGCTGCCCCAGAGTGACAAAGGCGCCGCTCCGCGCTAAGAAGCGGGCGTGATTAAGGCACTTGTTATCGCCGGTTGGATCGGCGTTCACCTCCTTCTGTTCGGCTGGGCAATGAAGCTGGAACGAAGGCGAAGGGCGATCCGGCAGGCGCGAAGGGGGCAGTTATGAAGGTCTGGCTCTTGCCGGCGCTGGCGCTATTCGCGGCGTCATTTCCCGTTGAATCGTCGGCTCAGTACGGCACCGAGGTGAAGCAGCGCCTCTGCCCGAACGGGCAGTATGTTGTCGGCACGGGATGCTATCTTGCGCCCGACGGCAGCTACACCGGGTATAAGCCGCAGCTGGCCCCGAACGGCACCTATGTCGGCGGAAAGCCGAGGCTGGCACCGAACGGTCAGTACATAGGCGGGCAACCCCAGCAGCGCACCATTTTGTGCCCGAACGGCAAGTATGTCGTTGGCTCGCGGTGTCGACTGATGCCCGACGGCTCTTACCGGGGAGAGTGATGTGACGCTGCGTCGCGTCGGCCTTCTCCTCGGCTTCCTCGCCTTATGCGGCGCGCTCCTGCTGCTGCGATTCGAAACCATCCGTATCGGAGACAATCGTCTCGCCCAGATCGATCGCCTGACCGGCGACATCACGATCTGCGATGATACCGGATGCGTCAAGCCGCCGGAGTTGCACCAGCCCATGCTGACGGCTTCCGATCCGAACCCGCTTATTCAGGCTTGGGATGAGGATCAGGCGAAGAAGCGCGGGCAATAATCTGATCGTCGCCGACGCGCTCTAGCCGCTTCCTGCACGGCGGGATCCAGCGCAGCCGCGTGTCACCATCGCCGTGTCGGAGCCAGACGAGCCAGCAATAGCTGGTCGCGGTGCTGGCCTTCGGGTCGTATCGGCCCTTCACCATCGGCACGCGCTCGGTGTGCTGGAACTGAAAATCCGGTGGATCGACGGCATAGAGCGTGTTGAAGCGGTCGACGCCCTCGATGAACGCGCTGCGTACCAACGCAGCCACGCCGACGGTGCTCTCGCGCTTCGCCTTCTCGATGAACTGGTGCGCCAGGCGGAACGGCGGGTTCATGAAGGTCCATTCGACCTCCATCATGTCGCCGCCGAACAGATAGTCCTCTTGTCGGAAGCCGCAGCCGTAATCGTGGACGTCGCACGCATCGACGCCGAGAAAGAATTCCTCGAGCGGTCGCACCATGAAACCCCGGTTGGCGCACGGCTCTCGGCATAGCTGACTGCGATCGGCGAGTCCGCGATCGGCAAGCTGCTCCAAGATCGCTCGCGTCGCCCACGGCGGCGTCGGAAAGTCGTCGAGGCTGTCGTGCGGCTCAATGCGCTGCTGCATGACGGCCGAGGAGCGGTTCTGGGTCATGCCGCCGCGCTCCCAAACAACGGGCCTGCGTCGTCGTGATTGTCCGGCATCTCGCTTTCGACGCGGCCGAGATCGGCGCGGATGCGGCGCCTAGCCATCTCTGCATATTCAGGGTTCAGCTCGATCAGGGTGGCATCTCGACCCAAGCGCTCGGCAACAAGCCCTGTTGTGCCCGCGCCGCCGAATGGATCGAGCACCATACCGCCGGCGGGGCAGCCGGCCAGAATGCATGGCTCGATCAGCGCAGGTGGGAACGTCGCGAAGTGTGCTTCGCTGAACGGCTGCGCAGCTACACTCCAAACCGACCGTTTGTTGCGCGTGTCGCCTTCCCAGGGAACAGAGCCACAGACGTTTGCGCCAGTGCCCTCGGGACAGCCGCGCGCAGAACCTGGCTTTCGTTCTTTGTTGCCACTCCGACCGCGAGCTCGGCCCAATTGGTGCGTTGCCGTTTTCCCCTCGGTGAATGAGGAATCTCTATCGCCCTTCGCACAGGGTTCCGCGATCGCGTCGGCATCAAAATGATATCGCGGCCCCTTCGACAAAAGGAAAATGTATTCGTGCGATTTCGTGCAGCGGTCGCGCACGGATTCAGGCATCGGGCTAGGCTTCGACCAGATGATGTCCTGCCTCAGATACCAGCCATCCGCCTGTAATGCGAAGGCCACGCGCCAAGGAATGCCGATCAGATCCTTCGGCTTGAGGCCAAACCCGCGAACACTGCCGGTTAGGCTCGCTCGCTTCGGGTGGCTTTTGATCTGTGTGTGGCTAATCGTCGTTGATGGTCGCGCATGGCCCTGCGCCCCCCACGATCCGGCATAGCTATCACCGAGATTGAGCCATAGCGTGCCGTCGTCGCGTAGCACGCGCCGCACCTCGCGGAAAAGATCGACCATCCCGGCAACAAACTCGTCGGGCGTGGCCTCAAGCCCCATCTGTCCATCCACGCCATAGTCGCGCAGACCGAAATATGGCGGGCTGGTGACGCATGTCTGAACTGAGCAGTCCGCCAGTTCTTTCATCTTCTCGCGCGCGTCGCCGATGATGATCTGAACGGTCATCGCGACCCCTCCCGCATCTTCGCCCACATAGCCGCATGCTTCGGGCAGAGGTCTTTCTCCGGCGCCGGCGAAGACGTGCAGCGCGGGCACAGCGGCGCATCGCAGGTGCCCGACACCTTCACGAGGCTCGGCTCGTCCGCGCCCGATATTTTCCAGTCGCACAGCAGCGTCGCGCGATTCCCGCACCGGCATTTCTGGAAATGGCGCTTCGGCCCGCAGATGATCGCAGTACCGCCGCCGGGCAGGGTCACGTGCTCGCAGGCCATCAATCCCCCCTCCCCCGCAGCCGCGTCAACTTGCCCGTCCTCGCATTCCGGAAAGAGCGCGTGCCGTTGAGGTTGCCCGCGATGTAGCGCGCCTCGCTGCGGCGCCCGTCGGGATTCTCCGGCGTCTGTTCTGGCGGGCGATAGGTCTCGTCTGCTGGCCGGTGGCGGCACGCGATGTCGGGGCGGACCTGGCAGTAGGGACAGGGGGAGCCGGGTGCGAGGTTGCTCACCGCCCACCCCCCATCTCGACCAGGCCGCACTCGCGCAGCACGATCTCGCGGGCTTGCTCTTTGTTCAGCCCGTTGCGGCGCCGCGCGCGGTCCGCGATCAGCGACATCGGGTCTCCGTTGCGCCACATCTGGGCCATCTCCGCGTCGGTCATTGGCGGGCTCTTCGACGAGGGCGGCAGGGTTCCTTGGGTGATGGTCATGCTGCCAGCGCCTCCGGTTGCCAGTTGCAGAGGTCAGGCTGGTTCGCTGCGACCAGCGCGCGCGCCACGGGCGGACAGACGCTGTTGCCGATCGCACTGATCTGCTCGGCGATCGTCAGGGGCCGCTCGACCCACTTGCCGCGCAGGAACTTCCGCACGACAGGGTTGAGGACATAATCGTCGGGGAAACCCTGCGCCCGTGCGAGCTCGCGCGGTTTCAGCATGCGCAGGCCGATGTCGACGATGACATAGGTCACCGCGTCGATGGTGACGGTGACGACGGCAAAGCGGTCTTTCGTCGTCACCGTGCCGATGGGCTCGGAAAGCCCGTGTCCGTCCACCTCGTTGCCATAATATTTGATGAGGAAGGCTGCCGTGCGAACCGCGCGCGCCATCGTGTCTGGCGGCAGCGCGCCCTCTTCGATCAGCGTCGTTTCAACGACGCGCTGCTGCGCGCCGGTTGTCGTGGCGGTCGACAGGGGCCGACGCGCATCGCGCCCCGACAGGTTCTTGTTGCGTGGGCCACCGTTGGCCTGTTCGAGGTGAGCTGCGACGACGGCATGATGCTGGCCGCTGGCGCACGCGGTCTTGAGCGGCTGCAGCGGATCGGCACGGCCGCCGTTCGTGTTGCTGGTATAGAAGCTCGACAGGAACGCGGTGACCTGCCCCGTCTTCGCATGCGTCGTCGCAGACGGCGCGGGCTGGGCCACGTCCGCACCGACTGATTTGCCATATTGCTGGTCGAGATAGGCAAGTTCGGCCGTCACCGCCCCATGCTTCCCCCCGCCGCCGACAACGGTGCCGAGGGGCTTTTCGACGTGCGGAACGCGGGGCCCCTGTCCCTTCCTCTCGCCATAGCCCATCTGGATCAGCGTCGCCGCGGCGATCCCGTTGGTGTCCTTCTTCGACGCGGCGATTGTGTGATGAGGATGGTCAGCCCGGTGATTGCGTCCGCCGTGCTGCCCGTGCGTGATGATCGGAGCGATCTCAGTGTCCGACACGGCAATTTCGCCGCGATGTGCACCCGTGATCGTCCGAAACGGTTCCGCAGTATCGTTGACCCTGATGCTGCCTTGGTGCGTCAGAGGGACGAGGAAGGGCCTTTGCGCGTTCACGACATAGCGCATCACGCCATGCGCGATCCGGCGCTTCGTCGCCTCAGCCAGCTCGCGGTCGCGCTCGAAGATCGACGGGCACGGTATGCTCCAATCGATGCACTCGGCCGCGGTGCGATAGGGAAGCAGCTTGCCCGCCAGGACGCGGGGATCGCTCGCCGGCGCGTGCGTCGGCTTCGGCCAGACGATCGGCTTCCCGTCGCGGCGGAAGATCATGTAGAGCCGCTTGCGGCTGGTCGGCGCGCCATAGTTGCACGCGATCAACAGGCGATGCTGCACCCTATAGCCGAGGCGCCGGATGCTCCGCTTGAACTTCTTGAACTCGCGGCCCTTGTGATCCGGCAGCGGCACGCCGTTGCTGTCCAGCGGCGCCGCATATTCGAACTCTTCGACGTTCTCGAGGTATCCGACATCGGGCAGCGTCTCTTCGAGCCAGTGGATCACTTCCCAGCAGAGCGCCCGAATCGACCGGTCCTTGACCGGCCCGCCCTTCGCCTTGCTGTATTCCTTGCAGTCGGGAGAGAACCACGCGCCGCCGACCCGGCGCCCGCGCGTCGCGGTGCGCGGAAGGAAGGGCGCGCGGATATCGGTGCAATGATGCTCGGTATCGGGATGGTTCGCCTTGTGGATCGCAATCGCGGTCGGGCTGTGGTTGATCGCGATGTCGACGTCGCGGCCCAGCGCCTGGCCGATGCCGGTGCTAGCGCCGCCGCCGCCGGCGAAGCCGTCGATGAAGAGGGGGTGCAGTTTCATGCTCCCACCTCCCCGCCCTCATGGGACCGGCAATAGTCGCTCTCGATCGTCAGCGGCCAGCGCGTGAGCGCCTGCCCATCAGCGGGGCGAATGTAGATTTTCGGGCTTTCGTCGCGGCACTGGCCGAGCCGCTCGCCGCTTTTGGTTGTGATCTCAGGCTGAAGCAGCCACCAGATGCACGAGGAGCAAACCGCGCGGCTCATGCCGCACCGCCGATCTGGCGCGCGGTTAGACAGTGCTCCAAGGTTCGATATGAACCTTTTGACGCGACGAATCGTGAACAGGCTGCACGGATCGTGCGCCGTGTGACAGCTATTGTGGCGGGTAACCGCCGTGTGATCGCAGGAGAACCGTCTTCGGGAGGCAGGGGCCGGAGGTTCGAATCCTCTCTCCCCGACCAGTTTCGCATTGCTGCAGATTTTGCACAGACGCGTCTTGTAACGCGTCGCGACCCATCCTAAATTGATCCTACGCCGCCATGGTTTTCCCCCTTTCCATCGCGGCGAGCGCCTCGTCCTAGCGGACGTGGGTGCGTCCTCCCTGGACCCTGGCCACCTCGTACTCCGGTACGAGGTGGTTTTTTATTCGGCGGCAAGCGGCAGTATGTCGCCATCGGGACGCATCTGCCCCGCCGCATCGATCAGGCCGGCGAACCAGCGTGCAAGCGCGCCCGAACGGGCCGCATCGACGCTCTTGTCGGGGTGCAGATAGAGGCTCCGGTCGATTTCGATCTGAACCGCGTGGACGCCCGCCAGCGGTCGCCCGTGCGTCCGCACGATATGACCGCCCGCATAGGGCTGGTTGCGCGTCACGGCGACGCCGAGCCGTGCGGCACTGTCGAGAAGCAGATCGGACAGCCACTCGCCCGCGGACGTGCCGAAGCGGTCGCCGATCACGATGCGCGCGCCATGCCCCGGCTGTCCGGACGGAATCGAGGGCATGCTGTGCAGGTCGATCAAAATGGCGTGACCGAAGCGATCACGCGCCGCAGCGAGTTCTTCGGCAATTGCAGCGTGAAAGGGCCGGTGCAGCGATTCGAGACGCCAGTGCAGTGCCGCCCGGTCGATCGGACGTTTCCACAATGTCCCGCAGTCGGCGAGCCGCGTCGGCACGACGCCCAGCCCGGCGCGCTCCTTGCGGCCCGGCGCCGAAAATTGTGCGCGAAGCGGCACTGCGACCTCGGCGGGCGCCATCTGCCCCTCGCCGCGATTGC